ACCGCCGAAGCTATCACTTGAACGGACTATATGCCCCTTGGGTTTCGTTTGGCTCCCTAGCGGTCAAGTTCTTGCAAGACAAATATAGTGGAATCATCGGGCTACAAGACTTTGTGAACCGCATCCTTGCTGAACCTTGGCTAGAACACGAACAAGAGCGTATTGAGATCAAGGCGGGTGGTTACAATATGGGCGAGGTTCTAGATGGCGAGAAAACCATTATGTCAGTCGATATTCAAGAGTCTGGTGGGTTTCACGCTTGGGCATTGGTTCGGGCTTATAGCGGAGACAAGTCTAGAATGGTCTGGTTTGGTAGGCTGGAAACTTGGGGAGACATTCAAGCCAAAGCACAAGAGTTTAATGTTGAACCCAAGTGCGTATTTGTGGATTCGGGCGATCAGACCAGAGATGTCTATTATCAATGTTGCGTGAACGGATGGATAGCCTTGGTTGGTTCGGATAGGGCAAGTTTTTCGGAGATCGTCAATAACGAAAAGATAACTCGACCATTTGCAAGAATCGCCAATGGTGACCCGCTATCTGGTAAGGCTCCGCAATCTAGGATTGGATGGAAGTGGAGGCTTTGCCCCGTATGGCGTTGGTCTAACCCCGCCATCAAAGACATATTTTCAAAGCTAGTAAGTAGCGATGGGTTTGTGGCAGATGATGTTCCGCAAGTGTGGAGATTGCACATAGAAGCAGAAAAGAAGGTATCAATCAAAAACCCTATGACCGGGAGAACACGAATGGTTTGGAAGCAAATAGCCAAGGATAATCACGGACTAGATTGCGAATGTATGAACATAGTTGGGGCTGGTTTGCATAAGCTATTGAACATCACACCCGCAAGTTTGACAGAGGAGTTTGAGAATGGCGAAGGGTGATTTCATCGGACTACCCCTAACCACCCTCACTTCTCTCCGTGATAAATATATCACTTGCCTAGAAGCGATTGCGGTGGCGGGTTCAAGCTATTCCATTTCTGGAAGGACATTCACCAGAGCCAATCTTTCTGATGTTCGTGATACAATTGCGGAATTGACCCTTGCGATTCAGCAAGCAACTGGTGGCCGCATCAGAACCACCTACGCCAAGTTTGGCCCTGCTCGTTCGATTGGGATGGCGTAAGTGAAGAAAATCGGGCTGAACTTTCTCGATAAGGCTATTGCCTTTGTAAATCCGCAAGCGGCGGTTGATCGGCTTGCATCTAGGGCAAAGCTCACGGCTTTTGAATATGATGCAACGCAATACAATCGGCAACGCCGTGGGCCATCCTCGCTGTCTGGTGCGGAAGGTTTTCGTTCAAATTATGACCGGGTAGAACTTCTAAAGCGTTCTAGAGACTTGGCCGAGAATGTCGGATTGATTCGTGGGTTGTTAATGAAGTTTGCCAGCCATTGTGCGGGTAACATTTCTTATCAAGCCAGAACAGAGAGCCCTAAAGTTAATACAGATGTAGAGGCTTACTGGAATGATTGGTGGGATAAGTGCGATCTTTCTGGACGCAATACCGGGTCGTTCTTGATGCAGATCGCAATGATGTCGATGTTGCGTGACGGAGATTTTTTGTTTGTTCTGGTTCGTGACCAGAATGGAAATCTAAAGCTACAAGGCATTGAGGCAGATAGAGTTGGAGACCCAAACCGAACCTATACAAGTCTTAATCTAATTAGCGGAATCCACATTGATCAAGAAACTGGTGCGCCTACTGGTTACGACATTTACCTTCGCACATTTGGCAATGCTTATATTTTCCAAACAACCATTCCCGCAAGCCAAGCGTTTCATCTTTATGACCCACTTCGAATTGATCAATACCGAGGAATTTCTGCTTTCCATACAGCCATCAATGATTGCGTAGATTTGTATGAAATCATCGCCTCCGAAAAGATGGCCGCCAAGCTCGCAAGCTCACAAGCGGGAATCGTAAAACGAAACAACAACAATGCCTCCGACTTGTCCACACTTACCAATGACCTAAACGCAGACAACCAAGGCATCAAGCTAGAAACCATTGAGCCGGGTAAGATCAGTTATTTAGAAGTTAATGAGGACATTGTTTTCCCAGATGGCCCAAGCCGTCCTTCGGGTGCATTTGCAGAGTTTCATAGGATTCTTCTCCGCAACATTTGTATGGGCGTTGGTATCCCCTATTCGTTTGCCGTTGATCCTTCTATGATGTCTGGCCCAACTGCTAGACTTGAAATGCAACAAGCTGGACGCACTTTCCGCAGATACCAGAAACTTCTTGAGGATAAGGTTCTTCGACCACTCAAGAACATTGTTATTGCAGACGGAGTTGCGAGGGGATTGATTGCAAACAATCTTGGAAGCAAAAGCACAAAGGGAGTCTTTAACTTTGGTGCAAATGTCTCCATAGATTTAGGAAGGGAGAGCCAAGCCAATATATCCGAGTTTCGAGCCGGACTGACTACCGCAAGCTCAATTTACGCCGAAAAGGGATTGGACTTTGAAAGTTCAATGAGGCAGAGGGCATTAGAAGCCAAACTGGTTAAAGACCTTTCAGAGCAGTATGGGGTTCCACCAGAGACTATTTCCGACATTAACAAACCAGCACCAGCACCCGCATTTGGTTCTGCTCCTCAAGCACCAGAGCAGATGCAAGATGAAGCTCAAGACGAAAACGCAGTTGTGGTTGTTCCTCCGATTAAAGAACAAGATACCGCAAGCCGCACAACTGGTAGCGATGGGGATATTGATATTGGTGAGGAGCGTGAGCCTACCGAAAAAGGTGCAACCGAAGATACGCAAAAAATTGGTGGAATACAGATTGAAAATAATCTGCAAGAGTTGTCCAAGCTAGATAATAAGAGCGTTCAGATGTTAATTAAAGGGATGCTTAATGCTTGCGAACTTGGCAAGTATTCAGACATTGACTTTACCCCACCTCAAGGTGCTAGGGATGCCGCCAAGCGAGCTTTAGAGGTTCGTAGTGAGAAACCATCCAGCCAGAGAGGAATGACCTCCGTAGGCATCGCTAGGGCTAGGGATTTGATTGCTGGCAAGGCATTGTCCCCGGACACAATTCGTAGAATGCACTCTTTCTTTAGCCGTCACGAAGTCGATAAGAAGGGTCAAGGTTGGGACGATCAAGGCAAGGGATGGCAAGCGTGGAACGGCTGGGGTGGAGATGCTGGCTTTTCTTGGGTAAAGAAACTCATCAAGCAGATGGACAGCCGAGATGAAAAACTAGAAGAACCAGCCTCTTGTCCAATCGCCACGCAAGACATCAAGGCCAATTTAGCCAATAGGCAAAATGCGGTTGATGATGCAAACTATGGCCCGGCTAATCCTAATGAGCCAAACGATGCGTATTGGAAGGCAAAGGCAGATGAGTTTCAAGGCGATGTAGCAACCGCAAAGAAGATGCGTTGTGGTAATTGTGCCGCATTTAATCAAACCAGCAAACTTCTTGGGTGCATTAAGAAGGGAATTGGTGAAGATGCAAACGAAGTTGCTATCGGTGGCGATCTAGGATACTGCGAGATTTTTGATTTTAAGTGTGCGGCAAAACGGACTTGTGACGCTTGGATTGTTGGTGGGCCACTCACCGATAAATCTAAATAATTGACAAACTAGGGAGGGATTATGGAAAACGCCAACGGCGAGACAATTCTCACAACTTTTCTGACCTATCAGAATCAATATAAGATATTTCATTGGCAGACAAGGAGTTATAGCCAACATAAGAGTTTTGGTGAAATCTACGAGTCTCTAACAGAGAACATTGATGAATTTGTGGAAACCTTTATGGGTAAGTATGGCAGAATTATATCTGCCTCTACCTTTGATTTCAGCCTAGACAATTACTCTGAAACCTTTGGCGAATACAACGATGAGTTCATCTCGTTCCTTTCAGAAGAACTACCCGGCTATTTGAACGAAGGTGACACCGATCTTTTGAATATCCGAGATGAAATTCTTGGAAATGTAAATCAGCTAAAATACCTCTTAACCCTAGTTTAATAATATGCCCCTAATCACACCAGAAAAAGGCGAGAAAACAAAAGACTTCGTTGGTCGTTTTATGGGTAACAAGACCGCCGTAAAAGACTTCCCAGATACCAAACAAAGGGCGGCAGTTGCCTACCAGACCTATCGTGATTCCAAGAAGAAGCAACGAAAAGAGGCTAGGCTTGAAGAGGATTCCACAGTTATCCCCAATGTGTATATCTTGAGCCAAGGCGAAGCCAGAGGTCACGATCTATTCATTGATAAGACCTCGATTGAGAAGGCTTATGAGCTAATGTCTCAAGCACCCAATGGCGTGAAGGTTAAGATGAATCACGGCTCTGGATTGCAGGATACTTTGGGATTTGCCCGAAACCCTCGGATTGAAGGGGATAAGCTATTGGCCGACCTTCACCTTCTCAAAAGCTCCCCTCACTATGGGCTAGTTAAAGAGATGGCGAATGAAGCCCCAGACCAGTTTGGTGTGAGCCTTGCCTTCTTGAACGAATCTGAAACTATTGGAGGCAAGGACTACATTCGTCCCCAGAGGATTGAATCTGCCGATTTAGTTTCTAGCCCTGCAAGTAACGAGAAGTTTAGGGACTTTCAAAGCAAAGATGTTGAGATGCTTGTTTTCGCAGTTGGAACAAAGTTCCGATGCTGGGAAGGTTACAAACCAGCAAAGGGAGTTCCGGCTTACGAATCTGGTTCTTGCGTAAAAGCAGAATCAAAATTGGCATATAATGCGGGA